TGAGTACATTGCGTTCTTCAGGAATTAAAAAAGCTGATGATATGCCAGAAGATATGCAGCCTTCAGATGATCTTGAGGGCTTGAACGAAAGACAAATTCATCAATATGAATATTACGAGTCATTAGTAAATGATTTTGGAATGTTTAAACAAGATTCTGGAGCAGATGGAGCACACTACTCTGATAAAAATCCATTCAAATCTGATGGCTTGATGTGTAAAAATTGCGTATTTTTTGAAGAAGGAAAGTGTGAAATTGTTGAGGGTATTATTAGCCCAGAAGGAATTTGTAAGCTTTGGATTATTCCAGAAGAAGGGTTGGTAAACAACATGAATGAAAACGAAATGGAAAAAAGAGACTATAGCTCTAAAGAAAGAAACCAGATGGCACAAAGAGGCATGGCACTGCCAGACGGCTCATTTCCAATTGCAAATGAGCAAGACCTAAGAAATGCCATTCAGTCTTACGGAAGAGCTTCAAATGCTGCACAAGCAAAGGCTCATATTATCCGTAGAGCAAGAGCCCTAGGTCTAACTGAACTTCTTCCAGAAAATTGGAAAAAGTTTAATAAGTCCATGTGGGCTGATACTCCGTTTGATTCAATCGGTCTAAAATAATAACAAGGAGAAAAAATGACAGACAAATCAATTAATGGCTGGGAGGTCATTACTTCTCGTTCAGACAAGCGTCTGAAGATGAAGATGGTTCCCGGCTCAAATGTAAAACTGACAATGAGAGCAGAGGTTCTTCCCCTATTTCTTGCATTGTCAGCAGACTTCCACAAGGAAGTAGCACCACTCCGTAATGGTGAGTGTGGCGCTTATGCCTTCAGAAAGGCAAGACAGGCTAAGTTCTATTCAGACCACAGCTCTGGAACCGCTGTAGACCTCAACTGGGGTCACGAAGGCGCTATGGGACCAAAGGGCGGAATGAAGTTCATGAACGATGCTCAGATTAAGGCTTGTGCCGAAATCAAGAAGCGTTACCAGATTGTTATCTGGGGTGGAGACAAGGCAAAGGGTGGAGACTACAAGGACCCCGGTTCTTGGGATCCAATGCACTATGCACTTAAGCCCGGAGTAACAGTTGCAGATATCAACAGAGTTCTTGCTGAACTTGGAATTGATGCCAATGGTGTCCGTAAGGGCGCAGGCACAAAGAAGCCAAGTTTAGTTGCTAAGATTACAGCACCTAAGCCAGCACCTGTTGTGAAGCCTGAATATAAAGCACCAGCAGAGAAGCCAAAGGCTGCCAAACCAGCAGCACCCAAGGCAAAACCTGCTGAGAAGCCTGCTACAAAGCCTGCAGCAAAGCCTGTATCCAAGCCAGCAGCGCCAAAGGCAAAGCCAGTGGCAAAGCCAAACAAGCCAGCGTAAGCTGGCCCACGCGACTGTTGCATAATGGTAGTGCCTCTGCCTTCCAAGCAGATAGTGCCAGTTCGATTCTGGTCAGTCGCTCAAAAAATTCTCCATGATATAATAAATCTAGCAAACATTTTTGCTACAGGAGAAAGGCATGTTAAGAAAAATATCAAAGGTTTTGCCAATAGCCACCATACTATTAGCAAGCCTTTTTTCTTTTTCTCCAGTTAAATCAGAGCCAATTAATGGTCTTAATGTAGAAGTTTTTAAAATAAATCCTAATAACGGTCTTCCCCAGCCACAAAAAGAGGGATATGAATTATGTGAAGGTTCGTGGACATGGGCTCCAAACATTAATCAATGGTTTGATTCGCAATATAATGGAATAGTGGCAGGATGTCAAAGAGATTTTGTCATGGTACATTACTACGGTTGGATAACATATAATGGCGAGCAGAATAACAAAACAAATATAATTTTTGATAATATATCAGATGATGGTTTTGTGCTTGATATTGATAATACAAGAGTGATTAGCAACTGGAATTTACAAGGTTGCAGTGGCAGAACGGGAAACTTTGAATTTGAAAACAATAAACCATATAAAGTAGACGCATGGTTTTATGAATGGGGTGGAGGAGCATGCAGCAATCTCTACTGGACCGATGTCAATGGTAGAAATATTGTTCCATCTCAAGCATTTACAATAGAAAAACCTGAACCAAAACCATACCTAAATGCTCCTAAAAATCTTACTGCGGAATTCAATAAGGGAAATGTTTATTTAAAATGGGATGCTCCGGATGCAAGTGAAAACACTGAAGTTGAAAGATATGCTATATTTTTTGGGGTAGGAATAAATGAAAGTGAGCAGGGTTGGGGTATTGCATCAAACATAAATGAAGTTATTTTAGGTAAAGAAATTTTTGAGCAGACCGGAGGACTTGACAATTATTATTATTTTAAAATTAGATCTGATAATGACACAAAATCTGTTTATTCGGAATTTTCGAAAAGAATAGTTGTCTATGTAGAATCTCCACAAGTCCTTTGCTGGGATAATTCTTTTGTTTACGATATTCTTGACTGTAAAGAAGAGCCAACCCCCACACCAACAAAACCAACTGAAACACCAACGCCGACAATAACAGAATCAACACCAGAACCCACTAATTCTGACAACCAAACTGAGAGTCCTGAGCCAACAATTGTTCCATCTGGGACTGCAGTTCCGCCCTCTGACGGTCCTTCTCCCAGCCCCTCAACGGTTGATCCTGAGCCTTCTTTCTCAGAATCTCCGACCACGCAGCCAACATTAATTGTTCCAACTGAAACACCACTTCCTTCCAAATCTGTGACAGATATCACACCAGATATTCTTCCCAATGATACCACAGAAGAAAAAATAAATCAATTAATTGAAGATTTATCTCCGGGCGAAGCGGTAAGTTTTGAAGCATTTGCAGAATCTGGTCTTGATTATGAAGATTTGCCACCAAATACTCCAATAGAATTAGAAAATGGAGTTATCTTGACAGCTGAAATTGCAGATGCAATTGAGATTTTTGAAAATCCAACTGAAGTATTAAGCGTTGTATTTACAAATCCCGGAAAAGCTTTAAAAGCTTTTGCAAATATTGGTGCAGATTTGCCACCAAAGAAAAGAAAGAAAGCACAACAAGCAGTATTCCCAATGATTATTGTTGGACAAATTGCAGCATCAACAACAATGACTTTAATGCAGAGGAGGGTGTGATAAATGAAATGGATAAAAGGTATATTTGTTGAAACCCTGAATCAAACATTTACCTTGCTAGGATTTTTTACAGCATGGGTTTTGCTGGAAGGAAGTGCAAAGCAAGTAATTGGCGGGGCAACGCTAGGAGCCTTAGCAATATGGCTTTTAAGCATCAATGTAAGGGAAAAGGAGTAGTATAATAAGAATATGGATCAGTTAATTGAAAAACTTAGAGTGTTGCTTGGAAGCGTGGTTGCTTTCAAGTTTAAGGCTCATGGCTATCACTGGAATGTAGAAGGTGACGATTTCCCACAATTTCATGAATTTTTTGAGGAAATTTATGAAGATGCAGAAGGTTCAATAGACCCAATTGCAGAAAGTTTAAGAAAACTTAATGTCTATGCCCCTTTCAAATTGACAAGATTCCAAGAATTGTCTATAATACCAGAAACAGAAGTAACATCTGAGCCAGAAGAAATGGCTGCAGACCTTCTAGTTGCAAATGATTTGCTGATTGGTTTACTTATGGACACATTTGATATGGCATCTTCAGCAAGACAACAAGGAATTGCAAACTTCATTGCTGACCGAATTGACATGCACCAAAAATGGTCTTGGCAATTACGGGCTTCTACCAAGGTGATAGGCACAGGTGAGTAAATTTAAAAATATATTTTTTAGAATTCTCGCAGTATTTGCAGCATCTGGTCTTAGTGTAATAGGAGCAGGCTCTATAGTGGGAATTAAACTACTTGATGCAGTAACAATGGCTGGGTTTCTAGGTGTTGCCACAGTTATTGAAAAACTTGCTAGGTCCTTCCTTGATGATGGGAAGTTGACAACAGAAGAGATAAATGAGGCTTTCGCAGCCGTTGATAAAAAAGCAAAAAAATAACTTGACAAATGTCAGAAGGCTAGTGTATAATACGGCTATAAAATCACCGGGCATGGGTGAGCTGGTTGACCACAGGAGTCTTATAAACTCCCATTGATGGGTTCAATTCCCATATGCCCGACTGAGTGGTAGGTAGCGCTTCTTAGGATGGAATAGTTACCCAACACAACGGCAGAGTCCCAGTGAGAGATAGTTCTCCGACCCATTTGATGCAGGACTCGGCAAGATCTACCTACCACTCTTAATTATGGTAAAATATGATAGAGGGATATACGATGCGGGTAATAACAAAACAAGAGCTCATAGAGCAGTTAAAGAGTCGTGATGGCGACTCTTGTTTTATTTGCAAAAAACCCTTCATTGATGAACAGCCAACAATAGATCATTGGATTCCCAAAGCAGTTGGTGGTTCAGATGAAATAGAAAATCTAAGAATCACACATAGAAAATGCAATACTGAAAAAGCAGATAGAATTCCAAATGAAGATGGAACGCTTCCCCCCAAAAGACCAAACGGCCTTGATAGAAATAGAATGCGGCGATTAAATAAAAAAAAACTAAAAGAAAGTATATGCCGCGTATGCGACAATGGAAGAAAACTAGCAGAATCCGCAAGGTGTAGATCGTGTGGATCATTGCCGGGACCAGAACATTTCCCACATTATCTTAAAAGAGCATCACATAGATGCGATCATAATATCAATTGGTGTTGGGCTTGTTCAATTGGTATAGTTGATAGAAAACCAGTACTTGACAATCTCATAACAGGATGATATAATTCACCCCATGCCCTTGTAGCTCATCGGATAGAGCGAGTGACTTCTAATCTCTAGGTAGCAGGTTCGATTCCTGCCAAGGGCGCGTGAATATTAAGTAAACATTTGGCAAACACAGCAGTTTTTGCTATAAAACCACAACTCCATAGAGTATGATTATCCATAGGAGGTATCTAATGGATATTAATTTAGTTATATTGGTAGGTCTTATTGCCTTAGCCCTATTCTTTGATTTTACAAACGGATTTCACGATGCAGCAAATTCAGTAGCAGCAATCGTAGGAACTAAAACATTAAAGGCAAAGTTTGCTCCGCTGTTCGCAGCGGTTTTTAATTTTTCTGCATACTTTGTTGTAGGAACAGCAGTTGCAAACACAGTTGCAAAAACTGTAAACTCTGAATATATTAACTATTCGGTTGTTTTCTCAGCATTGTTATCAGCAATTATATGGAATTATTTTACTTGGAAGAAGGGAATGCCCTCTTCATCTTCACACGCACTTTTAGGTGGACTTGTAGGGGCAGGACTTGTAGTAGGTGGACTAGATGCAATTTCTATGGCATCAGTTCAAAAGGCAGTAATTGGTCTTACTATAACTCCATTTGTAGGATTTGGAATTGCATTTATTGCAATGTGGCTGGTTAAAGGTTTTCAAAAGATTACCAAACTAACAGATAATAGTAAAGCTTTTAAAGGTACGCAACTTGTAACAAGTGCAGCAGTATCATTCGGTCATGGCGCAAATGATGCACAAAAGACTATGGGTATTATTGCTGCATTGCTTTTAGCATCTGGTCACACAGTAATGGATGGAAAGAATGTAATCGTCCCTGAATGGGTAGCCCTACTTTCATATCTAGTAATTGCTCTAGGAACTTGGTGGGGTGGATGGAAGATCATTCAAACAATGGGAATGAGACTTATTAAGCTTAGAGCTAATTCAGGTGCAGCAGCAGACATTGGAGCATCGGTGGCAATCTTTGGTGCTACTGCAACAGGCGTTCCAATTTCCACAACACACGCAGCAACTACAGCAATTCTCGGAGCGGGAGTGGCTGAAGGTGCAAAAGCTAAATGGAAGTTGTTTGGAAGTATGCTTTTGACTTGGATTACAACAGTCCCAGCAACACTCGCAATTTCAGCAGGACTTTACACAATTACTAAGTTGCCACATATTTTTGCAGCAATCATCTTGACAGGAATTGTCGTGTTCTTTATAATATGGGCAGTAAAACAAATGATTAACTCATTGACATCACAAGATATTGAAAAAGAACTAGCATCTAGTTGACATACATTTATCATTGTGGTATTATTAGCGCACTAGAAATAGTGCGCTAATACATTCTCCCTTAGCTCAACGGCAGAGCAGAGAGCTGTTAACTCTAAGGTTGTTGGTTCGAATCCAGCAGGGAGAGCAATGTCAGACCTACATGTTAATATACATCCACTACAACAGACAGGATAAAATGCAAACATTCATTACGCATGCTGATTTCAACATTGCAGCAAGCCATTTAGATAACAAGCGTCTTAACAAACAATTACTTGAAGGTCGTCAGATTCTTGATGTCCTTGCTACTCGCCGGACTGTAGGTGGTTGGGTAAATCACCCTGCCGTTCGTATGTGGCATGGCTATGAGCGTGTATTTTATAAGTACCTTGTTGCCATTAAAGATGAATGTGTCAAGCGTGGCATTGCTACTGAAAAAAACTGGCAGGCAATCCAAGAATTAATGCGTCAAGGGGAATACAATTTTGGACCCAACGAAATTAATCCTTGGTGGCTGACGGATATTAATATGGTTGTCAGAATTACACAATCACATCGCGCAAATTTATATAAAAAGGATCCAGAATACTATTATGACTTTGCCATCAATGCAAAAATGTTTGACGATATGCGTGATCGTGTGGTATGCTGTGACAATTGTAATTACTGCTGGCCTTCTCATGTTGCCAAGCAGCGTACAGAAAAACAAATGCAAGACTGGTTAAATAGATCACTACCATAAGGAGAAATGATGCATACAGAAACTTGGTGGGACATCTTTACAGATCCAAATCATATTGCTGCAGAGCTAGGGTGGACTATTATCCAAGATGTAGTTGTACTTTGGTTGTTATACGGATTTGTATTTAAAAAGTGTTTGTTGCCAAAGATTACAAAGCGAGTTCACGCAGATATTGATAGGGAGCATGGAATTGAGCATCGGTAAAATTAAATTAAACGCTGCAAAATGTCTTATTTGCAATCAAGTAATTGAGTCTCTTTATAGACACGATTTTGTACGATGCAAGTGCGGCAATGTGTTTGTCGATGGTGGCAATGATTATCTACGGCGTGGAGTTATAGATGGCTCAATGTATGAAGATATGTCGGAATTTGAATAAACACTATCATAAATGATAGTCTTATGATATAATATACATGTCCGCCTAATGGGGACAAATTAATTTACTTGCTGAAAAGGAGAAAAGTATGTATAACAACTATATTGTTCGTCATGATAACCGTGACGATATTTTTTATGACAAGCCATTGACAAACATTACAACTACATTGGGGTTCCCAAAAATTCTAGATTCATTTGTTGGATTTGATAGAATGTTTGATCGACTAATGAATTTTGATGCTGGAACAAACTATCCGCCATTCAATATTCGCAAGATTGACGAAGACTCATTCGTTATTGAATTGGCTGTAGCTGGATTCGATAAGTCTGACTTGACAGTATCTGAGGAAGATGGTACAATTACCGTCACTGGAGAAAAGTCTGAAGATGGCGAAGAGTATGTTTACAAGGGCATTGCCTCTCGTAAGTTTACTCGCAAGTTTGCTCTTGCAGAATACATTTATGTAGACAATGTATACCACTCAAATGGCATGTTGTTTATCAATGTTCTACGCAAGCTTCCAGAAGAGAAGAAGCCTAAGACATTCAGAATCAAGTAAGTAACGCACATTCACCTCTAAAATAAAACACTTGGGGCATGTGTATAAACTGCCCTCCAAGGCTCCATCGTCTATTGGTTAGGATCTGAGATTTTCACTCTCAGGGACAGGGTTCAATTCCCTGTGGAGCTACAACAACAGGGTCGCTCCTTGTTGGAGAATGGCTGAATAATCGGTTATTATCAGCCCCGCCTCTTTAGCTCAGTGGTAGAGCATTCGCCTTGTAAGCGAAAGGTCGTCAGTTCAATCCTGACAGGAGGCTCGGAAAGGTAAAAATGATTAATCAATATTGGTCTTGGGCGCTGTCAGTTGTCGGCGCTTTTGGCATGTATCTAACAGGAAAAAAAGACTGGCGAGGTTGGGTAGTAGTTTTAGTCAACGAAGTAGTTTGGTTTACATATGCAGTTGTAACAAAACAATATGGATTTTTTGTCGGTTGTGCTATTTATGGTGCAATAGGAACAAAAAATCTAATACAATGGCTCAAGGAACACAAGAGAACGAAAGAGAGAAAATAATGGGAAAGCATCACGATAAAATTTTAAAGGCACTAGAAGCCCGTCAAAAGGGGATGCCTCAAGGTTCTGGATACAATAAGCCGGGTTCTATGAATAAGCGTAAGACTGGATATCCAAAGCGCGGCAAGCGATGAGGATTGGCTTTCTTTCTACTGACTGGGGTGAACACGCAGATTGGACTCCCGGAGGTTGTACTTGGGTAAGAATGTATCATCCACAAATGGCTCTAAGAGAAAGAGGCATTGAAACATTTATTGGTGAAATCGGATGGAGCGACACTGAAGGCTTTGTGGCAGTTCCACCAATTGCAAGATTGTTTAGTGGTACACGCGGAGTTATCAAGAATTATCAGCAGCATGATGGCAACCTTGATATAGTTGTCATTAAGTTGTTCATGAACAAAGAGACATGTGAATACATTGATAAGGCTAAGGCCCTTGGTCAAACTGTAATTATTGACACTGATGACCACTTTGAAAACCTACCATCTGACAATCTTGCTTTCAGGACTACCGATCCAAAACTTAATCCAGATAACAATAGAAATTTTCTTATCAAGTCTTATAGCCATGCAAATGGAATCATTGCAAGCACTAAGTTTCTATATGACAAGATGACAAAGTTTAATCGCAATGTTTATCTTGTGCCGAACTCACTGTTCCCTGAGCACTTTATCAGAAGAATTGATTTTGCAGGAGAAAAGCCTGTAATCGGCTGGGTCGGCATGATGCTTTGGAGAACAGAAGATATCAGGGATATGGCTGGAATCTTAAAGCCATTTATTGAGAAGCACGATCTGACAATTCATCATTCTGGTTCAGTGCTAGATAATCCAAATTGGTTTGCAGAAGTAATTGGAATTGACCCACAAAGACTTACAACATATAGACCATCTAGACCTAAGTACTATGCGAACATCTTGATGGCAATAGATATTGGGATCGTTCCACTTACAAACAATACATTTAATCAGGCAAAGAGCTACCTAAAAGGTTTGGAGTATGCATTCTGCCAGATTCCATTCGTTGCAACCGCAACGGATGAATACAAAAAACTAGCCAACGATGGGGTTGGAAGAGTTGCAGCAAAGCCATCTGAGTGGACGAAACACCTTGAGGCTCTGCTTGATCCAGAGGTTAGAAAAGCAGAAGCAAAGAAATCTTATGATATTGTTTATGAAAAGCATAACATAAGAAATGTTGCACAAAACTGGATTGATGCTATAATGGCTATTCACGAAACGAACACAAACAAACGGGGCTGACAGGTTTCGACTGTTTGCGGAGTTGTCTAGTATAAATTCAAAATAAATAACAACAACATTAACAACTACGCTTTAGCAGCATGATAAAGCGGCGCTTGGGTTGGCGTGGCAACAGAACAACCTATTGCAATACCGTAATAAAAGTAGTATAATAGTAGTACAAAATATAGGCAACAGAAACAAATAGGACGCGAGTTCAATTCTCGCCAGCTCCACGAAAGGATAACATGGCAAGGTATATTACAGACGGATTTAATGAATGGGCTCTGTGTGACAGAGATGACTGCCAGCTGAAAGTGGTAAGACCCGGAAAGGCTCAGTGCGTTGCATGTGATCCTTGGATCTCTCCATTTTATGATGATTTTGAGGCAGATCAGCAGTGAACACTGAAGTTGGAATTAATGATATAAAAAATTTTATTTATACAAATTTTCCAACTCCAGAATGTGAAAGAGAAGCTGGTTGCATAGCGGAAGGAAGTTTAGTTGAGTATGTTTGTGGAAAACATCAAAGATGGAACGCTGCTATGAAAATTGTAAAATTTATTGAAGGAGGACACAATGAGTAATGGAATTATTTTTATACTTGGTGCAATGACTGGTGCATTTGTAGGATTTTTGTTTGCAGGAATTCTTTCATATGGAAAGATGCAAGATGCATATACTCAGGGCGTACTTGATGCGAGAGGATTTGATGAAAATGCCTTGGAGCGTTAAGAGAAACTACAAAGGGTGTAAGGGCTATGCTGTTGTCAAAGATTCTAATGGAGAAGTTGTTGGTTGTCATTCTTCAAGAGAGGATGCTATAAATCACCAGAGAGCTTTGTATGCATCCGAACCAGAGGCTAAAATGTGGGGCGGCGTTTTTGTAGAAAAAAGAGAAGACTAATGAAGTGTCTTGTTACTGGCGCTGCTGGTTTCATCGGCTCTAACCTAGTCGATGCTCTAATAGAAAAAGGCTACGATGTTATTGCTATAGACAATTGTTCTGCTGATAATGAAAAGTTTTATTGGAACAAAAAAGCAGATAATCATATGTTAGATGTTTGCGACTATGACGCAATCAGAAAACTTTTTGATGGAGTGGATTTTGTATTTCATTTGGCAGCTGAGTCAAGATTACAATCGTCTATTATGAATCCTATCGGGGCTGCACATAAGAATGTTATCGGCACATGCACAGTTCTTCAGTGTTCAAAAGAGGCTGGCGTGAAGAGAATAGTATATTCATCAACATCATCTATTTATGGGATGAATAAGTATCCAAATCATGAAGGACAAAAGGAAGACTGCTTGAATCCATATGCATTCACAAAACTGTTTGGCGAGAAGTTATGCCAAATGTATACAAAAATATATGGACTTCCAACAGTAATTTTTAGATACTTCAATGTTTATGGAGAAAGATCTCCAGCCACTGGTCAGTACCTTCCTGTTGTCGGAATCTTTTTGAAACAATTTAAAAACAATGAGCCTCTTACTATTGTTGGTACTGGAGAGCAAAGAAGAGACTTTATTCATGTAAAAGACATTGCAAGAATAAATATTGCTGCTATTGAAAGAAAAATAGAAAATCATTATGGGGAAGTTTTTAATGTGGGTACTGGAACAAACTTTTCTGTTAAAGAAATCGCAGACTTGATATCAGAAAATCAAAAAACTGTTCCATCAAGAAGCGGTGAGGCATTGGTAACTTTAGCTAA